TTAAGAAGAAACCTTCTGACATGGTAGTGAGAAATCCTTCTGGAAGAACTAATGCCAGAGATTTCAGTGTTCCAAAATGTCCGCCTGAATATAAAGATTTAAAACTTGACAGATCTGCTATAAGAGCTATCACGCCGCCGGGATTCGCAAAGGCATTTTATAAAGTAAATAACTAAATGGCGAAACAACCGGCGAAAAAGCCTGACCAGGAAAAAACAACTCAAGAATATTACGTGCATAAAGGCACAAAGAAGGCGCGTTCAAAAAAGCCCGGGGATTATAAAGATGCCGCATTATCAGGCCGCATGGCCGATTATGTGATACAGCAAATTCCCAAACAATACGATCCCTGGGAAAACAATGATTTAAGCGAAGATGATGTCGTAGAAGATATCGTAATACACTGCGGCCGTTATATCCGGTACAGTGAAAGCGGCTGGATGGGCTGGAACGCCGAGGACGGCTGCTGGAAAGGCGAAGAATACGCGGAAAGCATGGTCCAGTGGATAGTGCGTCATTTCGGCAGACTGTTAGCTGAAAGCGCGACGGAAGAAAGATACGAGGAGCTGCGATTTGCCCGCGGTATAAGAAATTCAAGCGGCATAAACGCTGTAATGACTATTTTAAAACGCGATAAACGTATAGCGGTGTTACGCGATTCATTTGACACCGACCCCGCGGTACGAAACTGCCTGGGAGATTTATACAATTTAAAAACTGGCGAAGTGCGTCCTTGCGAGCCAGAAGATTACATAACAAAGAGTGACAGATACAAACCTGCGGAAGTGGAAGATGAAGATAAGATGCCTGACATAACGCCTGAGTTTAAAAAATTCATCATGCAGGTAACAAGCAAAGACGGAATTGAAAGGCCTGACCTTGCGTTATGGGTTTTATTTTATTTCGGGTATTGCCTTACAGGTGAAACAGGCGCCTCCTTCTTCGTTAATTTCCACGGGGGCGGCCAGAACGGAAAATCAGTACTGTTAAAATTAATGATGTCGATAATGGGCGATTACGCTGCGCCGATATCCCAGGATATAATTATTGAAAATAGGTTTGCTTCACAGTTTTTGTTATCGGGGATGCACGGCATACGCATGGGAGTACTCGCGGACGCAGGCGAAGGCCAGCTTAACATGAAGTTAATAAAGGAAATAACAACAGGCGATCCTATGAACGTACCAATGAAATTTAAGAAAGATTCAACGTTACGCAGCGTGTGCAAACTTGCGGTCGGCAGCAATCAAAGGTTATCACTGAAGAATACCGGCATGGACGCAAAAAGGCGCGTTCGCATGGTGCCGTTTGATTACACCGTCCCCGACGAAGAAATAGTGCCTGATTTGGAAAAGAAACTGCTTGCTGAAGCTCCGCAGATTTTACGATTATTAATATATTTTGCAAGGCAGTATTATAAAGTAGGCGGAGGAGCAAGGGCGTTTCCTGCGTGTGAAGTAATCGATGAAGCGAGCAAAGAATATCTTGAAAGCCAGGACCTTGTCGGCCGCTGGGTAAAAGAGAAAACGGAGCCTATGCAGGGTAACGAAGAAGACCTTTCGGATATGTATAAAAACTTCCAGGCTTGGTGTGCAAATGAAGGCATTAAGAAAGTAATGGGTAAGAACAAATTTGGCGAACACCTCTCCGTCCATATAAAAGAGAAGAAACATAAAAATACAGGCACAGCATATCTTAATATAAAACTAACCGGTCCACCGCTTCCCGGAAGCTAGCTGCATAATGACTGTGGCGGATAAACAAAAAAAATACTAAAAAAGAATTAAAGAAAAGTGACAAACCAGTAAATCACTTTAGGGCGAAGTATGTCACTTCGCCTTTATTTTTGCCAAAAATAACCAATACTCTCATACAGAAGAAGATGAAGCGCTGCTTTTTTACTGTAGAAGAAGGAAAGAATAATTAATTTAAAGGATGAAAAAGGCGAAGTAAGTCACTAAATCACTGTATATCACTAAGTATATCACTTGATAAGTCCTTATGTAGTATAGACTTATAATAAAAAGTGACATAGTGATATACTTTGTGATATTAATATATAGTATAAAAATAAAAATATTTTACTATATAATACCTAGTAGTACACAAAGTAAATCACTTTTTGCTGCGGTAATAAAAAAATACTCATAAAAGTTGACAAAAAAGCATAAATATAATAAGAATAAGATAGGGCTGCCAGAAAACTGATGTCCGGACAAACTAAAGGGAACTCTTGAAGCGTGTTTGGACCGGGTAAATTCTTGATAAACAAAAGAAAACAAAACAGATAAAATCCGAACCTGACTTTAAGCTTTCCCGCGGTAACAATGGGAGAGCGTCAATGCCGTTATCAAAAGGACAGACAAATAATCCTCACGGGCGTCCGAAAAAGAAAAACAGCCTGACAGAAGTATTATCTAAATATGGGAATAAAAAAATAATAATTCCTGAACATCTGAAAGAAAATAAAGAATTAAAAGAACTGGACGGAATGAAATGTAAAGACGCGCTTGCTAAAAGATTATGGCAGCTTGCGATATACGATAAAGAAATACCTGCGATTAAATATATATTCGACAGGATAGACGGCAAGCCTATAAATACAATAATCGCGGGAACTGATCTTGGAAATATGGAAATATTAAAAGCGGTTCAAAAAGAATTATTCAATGAAGACGAATTAGAAGGAGCGCAGGATGAAGGAACTCTGGAGCCCCCAGAAGCGACAAGCGCAAGCGCTGGCGAATAATTCATTTGAGCTTCTGTACGGAGGCGCTGCGGGCGGAGGAAAAAGTGATTTTCTTCTTGTAGATTTTATATCATTCTGTAACGATTGGCGGCAGAATTGGAAAGGAATTTTATTCAGGCGCACATATCCTGAACTTGAAAGCATAATAAACCGCGCCAAACAGCTGTACATACCGTTAGGCGCAAGATGGAATAAGGCGGAACGCACGTTTTATTTTCCGCCTGGATCAAAACTTCAATTCAGATTCCTTGAAAGGGATGACGACGTTACGCGGTATCAGGGACAGGAATACACATGGATAGGGTTTGACGAGCTGGGCAATTATCCTACAGATTACTGCTGGCGTTATATGATGAGCCGCGCGCGCAGCGCCGCAGGAGCTCCGTGTTATATCCGCGGGACTGCAAACCCCGGAGGTCCAGGCCACGCGTGGATAAAAACAAGGTTTATCGACGGATTTGAGCCCGGCAAAATATATAAAACAAAAGACGGACTTACGCGAAGTTTCGTTAAAGCGCTTATTCAGGATAATAAAAAGCTTTTAGATAACGATCCTGAGTATTTAAAAAGACTTGAAATGCTGCCTACTCATTTACGCCGCGCGTTATTGGAAGGCGACTGGGACGTATTTGCCGGCCAGGTATTTGACGAGTTCAGAAGAGAGAAACATGTTGTTAAGCCGTTTGCGCTTCCTTCAGGACAATGGAAAAGGTTTTATTCGCTGGACTGGGGATTTAGCGCGCCGTTCTCACTTGGCAAATGGGCTGTAAATGAAGAAGGCAGATTGATACGTTACGGCGAATGGTACGGCTGCGCAAAGCATGAAGCGAATACCGGAATCAGGATGGGCGCCGCGGAGGCAGCAGCCAAAGCATGGGGGGACGCGGTCGCGGAAGGTGTAACGGAAATTATAGCAGACGGAGCTATGTGGAATAAAACAGACGACTTGCCGTCGCCCGGGGAACAATGGGAAGAAGCGGGATTTAAGATGACCAAAATGTTTAAAGATAAAGACAGAGTAAACGGCCTTATGCAGGTCCATCAACAGATGATGACGCTGGGCGAAGACGGTAAACCAATGATGCTTATTTTTGATCATTGCGTTGATTTTATCCGCACAATACCTGTGCTTACGCCAAGCCCTAATAATCCTGAAGACGTTAATTCAAAGTTGGAAGATCATATATATGATGAAACGCGTTACGCATGTATGAGCGAGTTTGCGAAATTCCCCGGCCGCGCGCTCCGCAAACAGAACGGCAGCTGGAATTTCGGGACAAAGAAAACCGCAAGCTGGGACCCATTGGGGGATTATTAATGAAAACTTACAAAGAATTTATAATTGAAAGACCGGGATATTCTGACACTTTAAAAGTAAGGGTATATAAACATAAGCAGACAATGAAAAAAGAAAATGAAAAAATATGTAAACTTTATAAATATGAGTATAAACAAAATGATTTTGAAGCTGTATGGACAGATTCGCCAAATGTAAAATGCAAATATACACAGGGAAAAGCAAGGCCTTTAATGTTTGGAATAATATTTTTTAATGAAGAAAAACTGACAACTGATATTATAGCACATGAATGTTTGCACGCTTCGTTTTCACATGATTACTTTATTACTCAATATAAGGGTTTTTATGACGGTGAAGATGAAGAAAGGCTTGTAATGTACTTCCAATGGTTATTTTTAACAGTGTCAAAAACATTGAAGAAAGCCGGATATAAATTTAAATAAACCTCTTGACGGGTTTAATAATTATATGTTATAAGAAAGATAAGTAAAAATATTGGCTACCCAGAAACAGGCGTCAATAGATACTTAACTATTTTCCACATTGTATTTATTTGTGGGTAGGAGTGTCTATGGGCCGGGAAACCGTATCTGATAAAGAAAAAGCCGTCAAACTTAAAAAATATTATGAGCGCCTGAAAAATGAACGGGATAAAAGATTATCCGATTGGAAGGACGTTCAAAGATATGTATCCCCGTCAATATATAATTGGGAAAATCCGCGCGATAAAACCCCAAAACGCTCGAAAAGGTTTACTAGCCGCCCTACACAGTTCGCCAAAACACTGCGCTCCGGTCTTGTAGGATATTCCATATCGCCAAATATCGTATGGCAAAAACTTACATTAGAAGATCAAACTCACCTGGATAAAATCCACGGCGCCAAAGACTGGCTTGAAGAAGTAGAACGAAAACTTTATTCGGAGTTCCGCATGTCTAACCTTTACAAGCAAGCAAGCCTGATGATTGCCAGTGCGGTTGAATACGGACACGGTGTAATGTTAATCGATGAAGTGATAAATGAAAATAGGCTGCGTTTCATGGCTTTAAAAACGCAGGAAATATTTTTAGATACAGACGAGTACGATAATACCGATACATTATTCCGAAGATATTCGATATCATTACAAAACGCCGCGGTCTTTTTTGGTGAAGAAAATCTAAGCGAAGAACAAAAAAGAGAATTAAAACTTGATGATAATATCAATAAAGAAATAACAATAATACACGCAGTTTATAAACGTGAAGACAGTGATGATGATTCGCAAGACGCTAACAACATGCCTTATGCGTCAATATATATGGACGAAGATAACGACAGAATATTAATGGAATCGGGATACAATGAATTTCCTTTCGCTGTTTTTATCTGGGAGCCTGTTCCTGGAACGCCGTATGGCGAATCGCCAGCGATACAAGCGTTAGATGATATACGAATCTTAAATAAAATAGACGAACAAAAACTACGAGTAGCACAGCTGGCAGGACAGCCTCCTTATAATATACCGGAAAAAATGAGAGGGAGCGAGAATGTTGTGCCTAACGGTTTTAATTATTACGATAAACCGGAAGATATTATAAAACCCATCGACATTGGAATAAACTTCCCTATTTCACTGGAAGTATACCGCGATATCGAAGACCGTGTTAAAGACTGGTTCATTGTCGATTTATTCCTGGCTTTGCAGCAAAAACAAGGCAAAATGACAGCGACCGAAGTAATGGAAATGCAGGGCGAGAAAGCGTCAGTTTTATCAGATCTTGTTGTAAATTTAAATTCCGCACTGGAAAAAATAATACAGCGCAGTTTTAATATTCTTTATCGCCAGAGAAAAATACCACAGCCGCCTGTTGGACTTGTAAACTCAGATGCAAAATTGGCTATTGATTTTATGGGCCCGCTTGCGCAGGCACAGAAGAAACATCACGAATCTCAAGGTATTCAACAAAGTCTTAATCTGATCGGAGCGGTTGCAAATATTGCAGGTCCGACAGCTCTTGATGTAGTTGATTTTGATTCCACGCTCAAGCGAGGTCTTGAAGGGCTTGGCTTTCCACAGGACGCCATCCGCGAAGATAAAGATATCGCACAAATACGCAAACAGCGCGCAGAACAGGAAGCGCAGCAGAAACAGCAGGCAATGGCAATGGAACAGCAAAAACAAATGATGGGCAATTACAACAAATTGAACGAGCCTGTAAAGCCCGGCTCCGCAATCGATGAGATAAATAAACAGATGTCTGGTATGGAAGGCGGCGGAATGTGAGCAAAAAACAAAACGACTGGTGGAATAATATAAGGCTTTCACCGAAGAAAAAAAACGAACTGTTAGTTGAAACTTGCCAAAAGGTATTTGGCACTGACGACGGAAAAATAGTTTTAAACATGCTTTTAAAAGACCTGCGTCTTTATGAACCTGCAAATACAAAGCGTGAAAAAACACTGAATGAATATGCAAAATTTTTTATTCGGGAGCGGCTGGGCTTAAGCGGTACAAAGTCTTTAACGGACTTTATCGCCGAGACCGCCTCTTCCGGTGGAGGTTATAAAAATGCAGAACCTGATTAACAGGGTAAAGCTGTTCCTGGCGCCTGACGGCGCAGGAAGCGGATCGGCGGATAACGGCAGCCAGCAGGCCGGAAACGCAGAATTATTATCAAACGCATTCGGTGCTGGCGCGGAAGGAGCGAAACCCGAAACCAAACCTGATGAAGGGAAAAAGGACGCAGGGGGAGGTACCGGAAACGAACCAAGTAAAAATAAACTGGCACCCTGGGCCGAGCAGCTGCCGCCAGAAATGAGGGATAATCCCGAAACGGCAGGAAAGCTTGCGAAGTTTGGAAAAATCGGTGAAATGGCGAAAGCCTATCTTGAGCTCGAAGGCAAAGCGGCAGGCGTTGTCATCCCCGGGAAGGATGCAAAACCGGAAGATGTCGCACAATTCTGGGAAAAAGCAGGCAAGCCGAAAACCGCGAACGATTACAGCTTCGCAAAGGACGCAGAAAGTAACGGCGCAACCTTCGCGCAGGCGGCGTTCGCAGCCAATCTTACAGAAGCGCAGGGAGCAGCAATGCTCAAGAGCCTTCAGGATATCGGCGCCGCAAACCAGAAAGCGTATCTTGAAAAACTTCAGGTAAAACAGAAGGAAGCCGCAATCGCGCTCGAAAAAGAATACGGCTCAAAGTACAAGGAAAACATGGAGTTCTTAACCCGCGGATTAAACGCGGCGGGACCGAATGTCGCAAAACTTCTTGCCGGCGCAGGTCTTTCAGGAGATCAGGAAATTATTAAAGCCTTCATTGCCTACGGGAAAATGACCGCGGAAAGCGGAGCATCCCGGGGAGGTGAAGCGGGAGCCGCCATTAAATCCATAATGAGA